CCCATTTTAACGACATAACCCACAACGGTTGCTAAAGATTCTCTATCAACCTGTGACTGTACTAGGTGTATTCCACCTTCTGTTACTGCTTTTCCTTTATATGGAAGGATAAGAATCCTCCAACCTGTAGGTTGAGGCATTCTTTCTAAAATTGATTTGTCTAGGAGAGTTGGATCTAAAACTCTAGCTGCCTGTTCTACGTAAGGCAATAGCTCTTCTGCTTGAGTTTCTTCTGTTTCTGGAGTTTCTGTTTCTTGGATCTTTTCTTGTTCTATTGCTTGTGCAACATGTTCAGGTATCTGTATCTTCGACATCTTCTTGTATTTTTCCTAGCAGTTCTCTAAATGAATTTTCTGTGTCAACTAGAGAACTGTAACGTCCACACAGATACTGATATTGCGCAAAATCTTTAGTGCCAGCTAAGATTACATCTTTTACGCTTTCTTTTTGGGCCTCAATTTCTTTTAAAAACTTTTGGCTTATCCAAACTACCGACACTTAATAAATACCAGAAAACTTACCACCATATTCGGCGGCTCCCATGCCTCTAGCTTTACCTTTACCCATTCCAGGTTTAGGTTTTGTATTGGCATCAAAAGTTCCTGCATCTGTTTTAAGAGGCGCAAGACCTTTATTACTATAACTGGCTTTATTAACCGTTACAGTAGGAGTTTTCTGTTGTTTGATATCAGTTCTTTTTATCATGTTTTTAATTATTCAGTACAACCAAATTATTTGCAAGTTTTTATTTACCCTGACCTCGGTACTTTTTCTTAGTTTTTCTTTTGTTAGTACCTGCTCCTCCACTCAAAGGACTGTTACCTATAGAAGTTTTTTTCTTTACGCCTTGGAATTTATGTATGTCAAAGGTTTTAGGCACTACTGTTGTTTATTGGCTTGTTCCATTAATTTGAATCTTGCTTGTTGTTGTAGCCTAGCCCTAGCAGTATCATCTCTTAGATCTGCAATATCTTCTTGAGCATCAATTCTTTCTCTATCAACATTAATTCTTTGTTGAGCTTCTTGAGCCTTTCTTTGTTCAGCAGCTAAGAACTGTTGTTGCTCTATAGAAAGCTCCTGACCTTTCAGAGCCAACTCTTGTTTTCTTATGGCTACTAATGGATCTTCATCTTGTGGTGCTGAAACCTTTTGATTGTATTCAACTAATAACTCGGCAAGTATTGGTGATGAAAATTGTGCCAATATATCTCCCGCTTGCAAAGATAAGTTTTGTGCTTCTTCTGGGGATGCCTGTTGAGCTTGCTGTTGTAATTGTTGAAATTGTTGCATAGCTTCTGGTGGCATTTGTTGCTCACCCAGTATGTCAGCTTTCATTTGTAAATGTTGCATGATGTGTGAATGAATTAAAGCTTGCACTTGAGCATTCATCTGTACCGGAGGTGTGTTCAACAAAGACATATGAATTGCAATATGTGCATCATGATTCTGTTGTGGGAATGCTTGAGCCTGTTGTCCTAGTAACAATTGATTGTTTTCAAACCCAGCTTCTATCGGCAAAGGATCTGTAGGGGGCGGAGGTGTCAGTATTTGCTCTACGTTATCTACGCCTATTGCTGCATACATTCTCTTGTAAGCTTCATATGTACCGTTAGGCCCATGTACTTGTGGATTGGATTGTACTAACTGCATCATTTCCTGTGCCATAGCTATCCTTTGAGATTGACTAAATATATCAGGATTAGATATTGGGAATATATCTACCTTTTCATCAAAGTCAGATAGTTTAATAGTTGTTTCATTATTAGCTACAGCGTATGGATATTCTTGAGGTAAGTATTCTTGAAATACCTTTGATAGTATTTTGAATTCTTTCTTTTGTGAGTTATGTAAGCGTTTATGAATAGCAGACAATACTTTTGTAGATCTTTCTAGTAATGCAAGTGTTGTACCTACAGGTGCGTTTGGATTGCCTTGCCCTGTATTTATTTCAGCTATAGATGCAAACTTTTGTCCTGAGTTAACCAATATGTTTAACAATTGTAACAAGGTGCCACTAGGCTCTTTGAAAGGTAACGGTTGTATTGAATCTCTTAGAGATCCACCAGGGGCATCTACGTCTCTAAACTCTCCTGGCTGTATTGGTGTATCTTCGTCTCGTATTCTAATACCCCTAGTTTTAAAACCAGCGGGTAAGTTTGCAAGCGTTCCAGCATCAATTAACTGTCTCATAATTGAAGTTGATGCCTTGGATAAACCACCAATCATATGAGTCAAACCAAACCCATAGAATCCTAGACCTGGTAAGAATTTAAAATGAACAAAGTATTCTATTTTATTTTTAAGAGTATCGTCTTCTCTATAGTTTCTTCTAACAGAAAGTATGTCGCTTGAGCCGGCATCTATAGTAACGATATAAGGTAGCTTGATTCCTGTCAGCTCACCTTCTTCGTCTGTATCTTCAAATCCTTCTAGCTCTAGATTGCAATGTACTTCATATAGCAGAGATACTTCACCATCATCATATGAAGGCTCCATACCAGACAGTTTGTCTATTTCTTCTTTAACGCCACTATATTCATCAGTACTATCACCAGAACTTATATCTATCTTTTTATAGAATCCTAATGATTGTAGCTTTCTTACTTCATTTTCGGCTATCTTAATTACATTTGTAATTCTAGGACATGTTTCTAGATCAGTCGTGTAGTAAGGAACGATTAGATCTTCAGGTGCAATAAACTTAGATACCGCCCTCCCCAAACTTTCATCATAATAAACTTTCTTAAAAGAAGATCCTGCTAAAGGCAGGTAGAAAAGCATTTGATCTAACTCTTCATCAAACTCTTCCATCACATGAGTAATTTGATAGTTCATAAACTCTTTTACTCTTTGTGCTTGTTCTTCTACTAGAGAATCATAGGCACCTATAACTTGAGTTTTAACTGGACCACCAGACGGTAACAGTTCTTTGTAAGCTTGTGCTTGGAAGGTTGTTACTGCTTCACCCAGTAAAGGGTGAATTACACCACTTGCACCTTCAAATGGTTCAGATCTTTCTGCGTCAAAACGCATACCAAGATACTCTAAACCGTCTTTATATGTTTTTTCCCAATCATCTCTTGAGGCTTTGTCTTTCTCTATACCTGCAATTAATTCATTAGCAATATTTCGTAGTTCTTGAGGATCTAAAACTTCTGCTAAGTTACTGTCAAAATCTGTATCTACCTCTTCTGTAACAGATTCTCCAAGGATGGCACTACCATCTTCTTGCATTTCAAAACCTTCGGTACCAGATTCCATGATGGCTTCTATTGCTACTTTCATGTTTTCTTGACCAAGCGGCACTCGGTTTTCTTCGTTTAATACCGTTGGGTTTATATCTTTTTCTATTGCCATAATCCTAGTAGTATACTCTCCTTACTGGTGCTTTCTCTTTGTCTGAGTAATCATCATCAAGTGAAACCAAACCACCCTCCCTAAATCTCATCAGAGCTTGCGTCATAGTATCACATAGGTCATCATTTTTTCCAAAAGGAAAAGAAGCACACTCTTCTATCATCTCTTCTGCAAATTTCTTTTCAGGTGCGTACACCAAACCAGATTCAAAAATAGGTGCAACAGAATGCATTCTAGTTGATTTGTCATGTCCTCTAGTTGGTGAATAATTAACTACCGGTATGCCTAACCTCCTAAGTTCGTGTGTCAGAGGTGTTCCAGATGCTTTAGCTTCTATCAATACCATATCTGGTTCCCAGTATTGATATTCTTCGTATGCCACACGTTTTAGCTCTGGGAAATCCCAACGCTCTTTTTGAGCATCTAACAATATAATACTTTCAGGAGAATCAGGTGTGGGCTTGAATACACCCCACGTTGATATAGCAGAATAGTCTGCATTCTCTTTCTTACTAAATGCCGTATCATAACTTTGAATGATATAACTAACTGGCGGTAAAACTTCGCTTTCCCAAGCATTCCACCATTCTCTTTTAACAATAGATCCTTCTTCGGATGTAGGGGTCTGCATCCATTGTGCATTCCATTTCTGTACCGGCAAAGATGCTTTGACCTTTTCTAGTTCATCCATAGACCAGAACTCAGGCCATAAAGCGTTGTTAGTTTCAGGGAATATAGCTGGAAACTCCACAACCTCCCATTGGTCGGCTGACGTTTCTTTTTGAGAGTCTAATAGCTTTGCGGTTAGATCTATAGAACTCCAACGAGTCATTACCAGTATGATAGCGCCACCTGGTTGCAAACGCTGTCTAGGTCCAGAAGTGTACCATTCCCAACACGCCTCCATAGCAGTAGGNCTAAGAGCGTCTTGCTCTGAATGAGGATCATCAATAATCAATAGATCCGCACCACGACCCGTAATCGCTCCTCCTACACCTGCGGCAAAGTACTCACCACCTTTGTCAGTCTCCCAACGTCCTGCTGACTTAGAGTCTGCTTGTAATTGTGCTTTTGGGAATATCTGTTTGTATTCCTCAGTATCCATCATGTTACGCACTTTACGACCAAACCTTACAGCTAGCTCCCCTGTGTGAGTTGTTTGCATAATCTTACGCTTTGGCTGTTTGCCCATAATCCAAGCAGGAAAGTAAGTAGA